CTCGAAAGCAAGAAAAAAGATATGCTGGACATTGAGTTTACAGTAGAGCAGGGGGTTCTATATTTTCTTCAATATCGAGTCGGTAAACGAAGCAGTGTGGCCACTTTTAAAATAGCTTACAGCCTGTACAAATCCAAGATAATAACATTGGAAGAGGCACTAGAACGATGTACGTTTGACGACTATTGCAGAGTTATCAAGGTGGCCGTGGATTATGCCAAGGCAACAACACCAAACTACACAGGAATTCCTGCAAGTTTTGGGGTGGTTACTGGAATTCTAACTAACGATGTTGATTTGGTTATCAGTAAACCAGACACTTACATATTGGTGCGCAAGGAAACAACACCAGACGATTTGAAAGCAATGGTGGCCTCCAAAGGGTTGATAACTTTAACAGGTGGTTCGACTTCACATGCGGCAGTGGTGGCAAGGGGTTTAGGCATACCCTGCATAGTCGGTTGTACAGATATTCAATTCTATAATGATAACTCTATAATCATTAAGGGGGCGGGTACAGGTATCGCCACGTATGGTACAGAAATAACAATGGACGGGGCTACAGGGGCTTTATGGGTGGTTGTGCCAGTGCCAGTGACCAATGGGTACTGCGAGGCGGCAGACAAGCTCTTAGAGGCCAGTATGGACACGGAAGAAAACCAATATTTCAGATATGCTTCAGATATTTTTATGGAAGACTACGTGGGGTTTATTAAAATTGTAGATATTGTCAGTGAGTTGCCGAGGGTTTTAGATTGGGTTATTGCGCACAAAAAAAAGTGCATAATTGATCTTCGTAAAAATGTCGAGTTGACGGATAAAGATAAATACAATAATTTTTTAAATCTTATAGATATTGATTCTGTGGTGGTCATAAATATTGTAGGCATTTTGACCGCATACCCAGAGGCTAAAAAATACGTACAGTTTATAACACAAGGAGCTGAATGGATTAATACAGAATTTTGTGGATTCTCAAATATTGAGGTGGTGGGTAGCATTACAGATTTAATGAACAATCCAAAATCACTATTGTACATGCCAGATTTAACAAAGGAAGATCAATCCAGCCTAAGCAAACTTGTTAAAATGGCTGGATTAGAGACTATGGATTATAACGGAGTCAAGTCCACTACCGAGGCCATAAAAGATTTACTGAGTTGACAAACTGGAAACCGTTGTAGAAATATTGCATAATACAGTTTTTCCAAAAAAGAAAGGCGGTAGTATGCTAACCGAGGTATGCCCAAAATGTAGAGGAACTGCACACTATGAATTATCCGAAGATACTGTAGTATTGAGGTGCATTTGTGGTCTGCACAAATATATGCAAGTGACTGAAAATGACATGGTGATAGAAACACGGCTTAATAAACGTGAAACTGTATTACCAAGAAAGGATAGTAAAATAGCTATTGTACTTGGCTATGTGGCTTCAAAATATCCGGCCAGTGTTACTACTAGAAGTGTGTCTACAGGTACGCATGAAGATCCTAATGCTGTGTGTAGCCGTTTGGCGGTGCTATACAATAGGCAATTAATAGATAAAGTTGAGTCCAGACGGTGCTTTGCAGATGGCAGTATATGGGTGTTAAGTGAAGTTGGGAGGGTGTTGTTAGGTGTTGGACAAGTTAGACAAATTTAGCTTATTAGAAGGCGATTCTGTAACTACAGAATGTGGTATCTCTATAAAATTACTGAGTATTAAAAACGATCATTCTTGCAGGGTCGGTATCAGGTACAGAGGTGGCATGAAGCTGATTACTGCAGATAAATGGTACAGTACACCAATAACCCAAGATAAACGCATACACCTGAAGACCTTAGACGGGTTTAGCGGGGCGTTATTGGTTTTAATGGGCAACCACAAAGGCTTAAAAATATCGAAGGACGTACATCATTCTACGAAGGTGCTTGGTGTTTTAGATTTAGAAGAAATACTGGATAATTCTATACCTTATTCCATTGGCAGATATACGCATATTTACCGAGACTGGTTATTGACTATTCAAAAAAAGGAGGTGAAAGCTATACACCTGATAGGGTGTTTTTATTGTATGGACACTAGTAAAATAGAAGTGCATAATGAGTGTTCAAATTGTTTGGGGCGGGGCTGTGAAAAATGCAGCCAGTCAGGATTTCACAAATCAAAGATACCGTGCCAAGTTTGTAAAGATCAAAAAACTAAGCTAGTTAAAGAGAGAAAACATTATGAAAAAAATCACAATAAGCATAGGCGATAAAACTGTTAATATCTTCGGGGGTTCGTTTCTAAATGCACCCACGGGTAAGGACTGGTGCCTAGTAAAAATGGCAAAAGAAATAGATAGACCCTGCGACATATCAATACCCACGGTAGACTTCAGCACACCAGACAAAGACAGTTTACTGGATGGTATGAAATTAGCTTATATCGCTTTATTTAAAGGCAAGAAATTATATGTTGGTTGCATGGGTGGTGTTGGTAGAACAGGGTTGTTTCTTGCAAGTATGGCTAAGGTGTCATTATATTTAGGCGATGCATTTTTCTGGGAGAATGGATTACTACCTGTAGCGTATGTGAAGTCGCAATATTCACCACATGCCGTAGAGACAGTTGACCAACAAATATTAGTAGATGACTTAGATGTTACCGAGGTGGTGACACTAGGGGAATGTTTGCAAGATTACAAGCTTCTAAAGTACATGCCTAAATCCTTCATTCTATGGGTGGCTAAATTAAATAAATGAACTCAAGTTCACTACGCATATTATATTGACAAATAAAAAAATGTACGTATAATATTAAGTTAATTATTTTTTTCGGAGAATGTAATTGGCTACCATCAATGACTATTCAAGTCTGCCAATATTTAAAACGTGTAATTTTTTAAACCAGCCATTGAAGTTATTGCATGGCCTGATTAGAGAAGCCTACCTTTGCAAATCCTATGACACTAAGTACAGTGCTATAAAATTTTACACGTTAAACAATCTAACTACAATTATAAAAGATAACACCCATAAATCTGTGGAGCTTAATGCTTACGAGGAGGTGTACAAGGCTTATTGTGATTGTGTGTTAGATCATGGTATGCAATCCTTTCTATACATGCTTTGTATCTGCGTAAAAGAGTCAAGGCATTTAGGGGATATGTCCAGCATTTATCATAAATTGCCAGCCTACAAATTATGGGAAGATACCTGTAATTCATTTTCTGTGAATAACTTTTTAGAACATATATCTCCGGAGTCCATTCACGGTAATGTGACTATAGATCAATTGTTAGGACTGTTAAAAGTGGTGTACTATGACCATTCATGGAGTTCCAGTTTTGGTGGCAAAAAATGGGGAAACATTACAGATCAGGTTGCAAAATTGGCGGCTGGTGATGTATCATTGGAATTGCTACTAGATACGGTATTTACCTTGGCTCATAACACTGGAAACATATTCAATAAAGGATTCATGTTTGAACATATAGGCCATGGCACTTTAATAAAAATATTAGATGTGCAACGGTCAGGCCAGATGCCAGAATATGTGTTGTCAGGTGAACACAAACTACCCACTAAAGAGTACGAAGAACTGCAAGGGTATATTGAGCAGGTGGCCGATTTACGTAAGTTTGAATCTGCGGTTAACTGGGAACTTGTAAATACATTGGGGGCTGTTGGTAGTTACCATGTACCTAAACAGTCTAAAGACGGTGCAGACGTTCCAACAGTTTTCGTAGATTTTGGGGCTGCCGAAGAAAAAGTGTTGAAGCAGATTGTGGAGATTGTGGCCAGCAAAGACAATATCCCACTACCTAGTAATGACCACATAACTATGGTTCAGATACACCCTACCTTGGTTGTCGAGAAGCATACCAAGCCACGAAAAAAGAAAAAGGTAAAACATTTAAAATCATTTAAAGATACTAAAGAATCCAAGTGGAATCTATAATAATCGGAGAGTAAATATGGGATATAAAAGATGTTACGAAACGCACCCTATAGTTACGTTAGATCAATGTTTAACAATACACGGGGGGTCATGCATGTACCCAGTTATTGACAATGCTATGGTGTACGTAGGGCTGGATATGAATACTCGGTATAAGATCAATCAGATAGAAAAAGGCGGTGGTCAGTATTTAGATGCGTACATACCCAATATGGGGGTTCCAAACAGTGTTAAGGAGTTCAGAAAATTAGTACACCAATTGGCAGATATGGTGATGGTCGAAGGAATGAGCTTACATATCGGGTGTATTGGTGGCCACGGTAGAACAGGTATGGTTTTAGCGGCTCTACAAAGAATAATAAATGATGACCCATACGCCACTGAGTACATACGAAAACATTATTGTGTTAAAGCCGTGGAAAGTCAGTTGCAGATTGACTGGCTGCACCAACATTTTGCCATAGCTAAGGTAGCCCCTGTACCCAGTAAATATGCAATCAATCCATACCATGATTCAGATATTGTATTCATTGACAAATAAAAAAAAGTGTGTATAATAGTGAGGGTCGATACTAATTTTTAGGAGGTAAGTTGTGGCTATAATGCTAAACAAAAAAACAACAGATAAATTTTTAAAGGCAGTCCTACCTGCAGATTCCATAGCTGCAATAACCAAGTTAAATGCGGAAGTAAAGATAGGCGGTGGTCAGGTTGAAATATTGCATAATGGTGTGGTTACTGTTCAGGCAGATTTAAAATCTAATACGGCTATGGCGGTGGTGTTAGGTAAATGCAGCCAGTCAGTAATACAGAATATAACCCTTAAAATGGGAGAGTTGTTAGGCGGGTTTACTGATTATCACCACTACAATATATCAGATTCCGATGGTAGTATGACTGAAGGGTTTGAATTAGCGGGTACAGAGACTGGACATATAGATGCACCGGCTGAGGTAAGTCCAGCGGAAGATGAACCATCCAGTGAGCCAGACGACAATCACAAGGTATCTAGTAACTACGAAAACCAACTAAGTCAGAAAGTGGAATTAGCGGATGCAGAGCTTCTTGGTTGTCCGGTTACTGGTACTAATTCAACTTCAATATATTATGCAGTTGTTGTAGAAAAACATTTAAAAATAGCTATACGAATCAGTAAAAGTTACATGGTAAGTATTCGAGTTTATTTCAAAGGGGATATAACCGAGTTGATAAACGCAGTACACCTTACCAAGTCAGGTGCAGGTACGCATATAATGTCTACCCACCTAAACTGTAAAACCCAGACCGAGGTGGTTAGCCTATTAGGTGCGCTTTATTTTGTGGCCAGTACGTATTATTATGTAAATACAATGTTACCTGTAACTTCGCTGCTGGCCGCTAATAATATAGCGTTACCTAGTGCAAGTGAATAGGGTATAATAGTGACAAATAAAAAAACAGGTACAGCTTATGACGTTATGTGTATGGACAAGTGCAGATCATTATTTAGTTAAAAAATCAGTGGGGGCTATCCTATTCGGTAGTGATGTTGACTATGTTATACGCCCTATAAATCCTAAAATACCCGAGCTACAAAAAGGTGATGTGATGTTGGTGTGTGGTGGTAAGGCATTACAGATTCTAGCAGAACAAGGTATAGCCCCAAAAAACAGAACAATCAGCAGTATGCGAGGTAAGCTATTATCTTATATGGGTGGCCATATCTTTGTAACCTTTGACCCTAAAATAATGGGCTTAGACCCAGATAAGGTAGGTGATATTGTTTGGGATACTAGGCTGGCTTTAAGACAATACACCACTGGAAATATTATTCCAAAGATAGGTAAATACCAGTGGGTTGATGACTATGGTGATTTGGTCAAGCATCTTAATGAGCGATACGAGCTGACTGGAAAAAGCACACCAATATCAATAGATTTAGAAACGGTGGGTTTAGACCCGTTTGCAAAAGGCGTGTACATTGTTTCTATATCTGTAACCACGGATATAGGTAATGCATTCCTTATTTATTTTGATAATGTGGATTCGTGGAAGTCGGTTACAGGGCTTTTAAAACACATACATTACTTGAACAACAGTAAAGCTGTAAGAGTCCGTGGGGCTAATTACAAGTACGATATGTTGTGGCAGTCAGTACACTGGAATATAAATGAATTCAAATCCTATACCTTTGATACTAATTTAGTGGGTTCACTTCAGAACGAAAATATATCCAATTCATTAAACACCCATGCCAAGTTGTTTACCACTATGGGGGGTTATGATGATGCATTCAATGGTAAGTACGACAAGGCACGAATGGACTTAGTTCCAAAAGAACCTTTAAAAGATTATGCTGGTGGTGACACGGATGCCTGTTATCGGGTGTCTAATTCTATGATAAAAAAGTTGAGAATAGATGACCAACTAAGAACATTTTATACAAAGCTATTACACCCTGCTGCCAGGGCATGTATGTACATGGAGAAGCGTGGCATTCTGGTAGATAAAGAACGATATGCAGAGTTGCGCGATGAGGTGGTGTTAAGTATTGAGGCCAGCCAGAAAAAAGCATTTTCAAGAATGAGTAACAGGATTAAATTAAAGTATGATGATAATTTATCTTTGACCCGTGATATTATTCTTCGAGAGCACTTGTTTACCCATAAAGCAGGGCTGCAATTAACCCCCAAAATATTCACAGAAAAAAGGCATGACCCCTCCACCACTTTAGAGCATTTAGAATTGCTGGCAGAAAAAAATAAAGATGTGGTAGAGTTTGTGGAGATAATGCGGGAATTCAACAGTGCTAAAAAAACACTAACGACTTACATTGATGGATTTATGAAACACCTTCGGGATGATGGTATGTTTCACCCGTCCTATATGATGTACAAGGGTTCTTATGGTAATAGAGCTGATGATTCGGGTACAGTGACAGGTCGCACAGCTGCCCGTGACCCTGCATATCAATGCCAACCTGCAAGATCAAAAATATTGACCGATGCAGGGTATATGGAGTTAGGTGACTTGGTAGCGGCTGTTAATTCAGGTAGATTGTTTAAGGTTTTGACACACACAGGGCATTGGAAGAAAGTCATAGGTACTCATGATAATGGTGTAAAAAAGATATACAAGGTTACGCTAAAGTCAGGTAGAGTTGTAGAATGTACTGACAACCACCCAATACTAACACCCAATGGCTTTACTATGGTACAATATATGAACACACAAGATAAGGTGTTTATATATGACCAAGAAACATTTTAATACTACACATGGGTATTCCCCCCAGAATGGAAGAACCAAAATTTATAGAATTTGGGCGGGGGCAAAAAATAGGTGTAGGGATAAAAATAACAAAGATTATTTTAATTATGGTGGGCGTGGTATTTCATTCTCACTAGATTGGGATGCTTTTGAAGATTTTTTAAAAGACATGGGCACACCACCAACTGATGAACATACCTTGGAGAGGGTGGATAATGATAAAAATTATTGTAAGGGGAATTGTAAGTGGGCGACAAGAAAAGAACAAGCAAGGAATCGAAAATCCACAAGACTGATAACATTCCAAGGAAAGACACAATGCATGACAGCATGGGCAGAGCAGTTGGGGATGCCAAGATCAACACTACATCACAGGTTGAAAGTTTTTACGGTACAGGTTGCATTGACCATGCCGTACAAGCCGAACAAGCAGGGTTTGAATTAGATGAGATTGTAAGTATTGAGTTAGTTTCTGAGGATCAAACATACGGAATAACTATTGAAGAGGATCATAGTTATATATCCGATGGTGTTGTAGTGATGAACACTATCCCAAAGCATACAATATGGGCTAAAGGTTTGCGGTCAGTTTACATTGCACCTCCGGGAATGGTTCACATGAATGTGGACTACAGTCAAGGTGAATTAAAAATAGCGGCTTGCATAGCTAATGAACTAGGTATGATTAAGGCATATCAGAAAGGTATTGATATGCATTTAATAACAGGGTCAGAGGTTTTTGGTATTACTTTGAAAAAAGCTATGGCCATGATGAAAGCCAAAGACCCAAAAATAAAGGTAATTAGGCAAGGTGGTAAGGCTGGTAACTTCGGGTTGATTTACGGTATGTCTGCCAAGGGATTTCAAATCTACGCTAAAAAATCATACGGTGTTGACCTCACATTAAAACAGGCTGAGGATTTCAGGATTAGATTCTTCGAGACTAAGCCAAGATTATTGCCATGGCATGAAGAGTCAAAACAGGAGGCCAGAGATACCTTGCAGATAAGAACTCCATTAGGTCGGTTACGCCACTTACCTTTAATAAATTCCAAAGATAATGCTTTGCGTTCCCAGCAAGAAAGGCAATCTATAAATAGTCCAGTCCAAGGCACGTTATCAGATTTAGGATTATTGGCTATGGCAATATTGAATGAGCGATACCCTAATTTATGGTATTACGGATTTACCCACGATGCATTAACATTCTATATTCCAGAAGATGAAATTGATTTGTGGGCAGGGCGGGTTAAGGAGGTTATGGAAAATTTACCATTGCATTTATTCGGATGGAAACCCCAATTAAAATTTACTGTAGATGTCGAAATATCACCAACTACTTTAGCTGATTTAGTTGAATATCCTATGCCATAAATTGAACACACGTTCACTTTTTAACCGCCTTAAAAACGGTACAAATTAAGGTATTCCTAAAATTGACAAATTATTTAACGTGTCAAGTCTTTTTTTTGCACCCTCTACAGGCTAAGCCCTTAAAGGGCTGCAGCGATTTTAAACGATAACAAAATACTTGCACAAGTGTACATTGATTTTTTTAAAACGCTTAGACGTTAAATTTGAATGGTCTACGTTGATTTGTACAATGTTTATACAGTTTTTACAAAGTTGACAAATAAAAAAAAGTGTGATAGAGTGGTTACAGGTTCAAAAATGTTTGAACTCTTTAAACTTTTAAGGAAAAGAAAATGAAATATACTAATTTAGATAGCGTGAATATCAACATACCAACTGAAGATTTGTACGATGCTGGTGTATCTGTGGATATAGAATCTCATGATGAAACTATGTCCGATTCGGGGGTTATGCAGGTATCTTACAAAGCCACACTAGAAGGAGCTGCTGAGTTTAGTTTGGAGAATTTAATGTGTTTTCAGTCCGATTCACTTTTAAAAAATACCGATATGGTTTTGGTTGATGTTGAAGATATTGAGGGGGCTGACCAAGATATAAGAACTTTAACTAAAGATGTTGCCGGTGGCCTTGAAAAAATATCAGAGCTAGAAATTGAGTTAGCCTACGCTATAGATAAGATTATTACTTCAGAAAAAACGGGCATGTCATGGTTGACTGATTTATTCAAATAGCCAGTACAATACGCAAATACTAAGGGTGGCCTAAAAAACCACCTTTTTTAGTGCCTAAGATATAGTATAATGGTTTGCATTCCAGACTTTGAGCCATTACTATTAGAGGCTATAAAAATACAGCTAAGGAAATCTTATGTCAGTAACCATTGTAGACAATAGCAATAACCCAGTGCAAGAAACCCAAGTAACCTTAATTAAAGCTGACGGAAGTGTGGCTTCTAACGCTATGGAAATTGAAGATGGGTTTGCTGGTATGTATTACAGCACTTCAACAGGGGGGGGCAATGTAATACGACCTACGTATGATTTTTCGAGGCTGCAGGAATTGGTAGCCAATAATAATGCCTTGTTGTCTTGTATTACAGCAATGGAAGTTAATATTGATGGCACGGGCTACACTATACAGCTAGATACCGAAGAGGTGCCTAACGATAAAGAGAAAGAACGTATTGCTTTAGTGGAAGATTTTTTCAACAACCCATATCCAAAAACATCATTCACCACGATAAGACGTAAACTAAGATACGACTTGGAGAGTGTTGGTAATGGCTACCTAGAAGTTATCAGAAATGCGGCAGGGCTTCTTATATATCTAAAACGCATAGACCCAAGCACAATGCGTTTAGTGCGCTTAGGCGTGGCTATAGACACTCCCAAAACGGTCATACGTGGTGGTTCCGAGTTCACAGTTATGGTATCTGAAAGGCCACGTTCGTATGTTCAAAAAATAAATACTAAATTGGTGTACTTCAAAGACTACGGTGTTGAAACCAATATAGATAAAAAGACGGGTATTTGGGCAGAGGGTTCTGAAGCTATGCCTTTCGAGAATCAAGGCAGCGAGGTCATACACTTCACTGTTATTGAAGATATGTATACTCCTTATGGTTTGCCTAGATGGATTAATCAAATACCTTCAGTAATTGGGTCAAGGGAAGCCGAAGAATATAACTTAGAATATTTTAATAATGGAGGCATACCACCTGTAATTATTTCAGTATCGGGTGGGGTCATGGCAGAAAAATCTAAAACAGATTTAGAAGCTATATTGAATGGCAAGGCTAAGACTAAATTTAGAGGTGCTGTAATTGAGACACATTCTGTAGGTGGGGATTTGTCCAGCACAAGCAAGGTAGATGTTAAGGTAGAAAAATTTGGTAATGAGAATTCCAAAGATTCTATGTTTGAAAACTATGATATTAAGTGTGAAAAAAGAATACGATCTTCATTTAGACTACCGCCTTTATTCGTGGGTAAAGCTGATGACTATTCTTATGCTACTGCTTATGCCAGTTATGCCATTGGTGAAGCTCAAGTATTCCGGCCAGAACGATTTGAATTTGATGAAATAATTAATAAAACAATTATGCGGGAACTTGATGAAACCATGGTGTTAAAATCAAAACCGCTAACTATAGATAATTCAGAAGTACAATTGGCAGCTTTGGAGATCGCAGGGTCTGGTAACTTGGTAGGTGGTGAAAGTCTAGTAAGCACTTTGAACAGGATTTCTAATCTGGATATGGAACATGATGACACTCTACCTGTTAAAATAGACCCCGTGCCAGTGGGTAATAAACAAGAGCCAGCACAAGTTATTAAAGGTGATGGTATTCTGCAGCGTATGGCTTCAGAGTGGGTAGTAGCTAAGGGGTGGGATGGCAATATAGGCTCTACAGTGGAAGCCACTCTATTAGCTTATAAAGTTGGGCTGCTTGGCACTATTGAAAAAGCAGAATTTAATAAACTGGTGGCCAGTTATGTATTTGAAACAATGTCTAATGACCCAGAAGGTATTGTAGATTTATGTGAATGTGCTGCCCATGTTGACGGTTAATAATTATGCCAAAAATATCTGCGTATCTTGATTTAGAAAAAGGTTTAAAAGCTAAACTTAAATCAAAAATGGACAAGCACATTAAGGCAAAAGCCGCTAAAATTGGTGGTCGATTGTCAAGAGGTAACATACCTGGAGCTTTGGAGGTTGTAAATACCATTGATATGTCTGTGTGCTACGTGGGCATGAATAAGTATTTAAGGCAGCATGCCACTATGACCATGCTTTTAGGGTCAAGTGGTTTAACACCTGTAAAAGAAACGCAGATATACAGGTCTAAAAGATTGCCAGACGAAGGTAAACTTATAATTGTTCAGCTTAAAAAAATGCTAGATGACAGCACTAAACGGTTGCGAAAAAAAGCATCTATAATTATTGACAAGTTTGAACAAGAAGCAAAAGATATTGATTTTGGTAAGTTGGAAAAAGCAGACCCCATAATTAAAGAAATTACAGAAGCACAATTAATATCTGAAGGTGATAATGTTTTAGACTTATCAGCATCTTTGCAGTCGTCAAGATTGGCAGCTATGGGTCATGTTATTGAAGCCGAAGCTTTGGGGGTCACTACTTATCGTATAAGTGAGCAGTTAGACAGACGTACTTGCCCCGTATGTTCAGTTATGCACGGGAAAGAATTTTCAATAGTTGAGGCCAGAGGAAAATTAGACGCAGCTATAAGTACAGATGACCCAGCAGAATTAAAGCAAGTTTCACCATGGCCTAAACAGGATGCTAATTCTGTAGCAGATTTAAGGAATATGTCTTCTGAGCAATTGGTGTCTAGTGGTTTTCAGACACCTCCGTATCATCCTATGTGTAGGGGTCAGTTGGTGGTGACAAGTGCTGTAGAGCCTTTAAGCCCCGCTGTACTTGATGACATATTAAACAATCCAGAAGCAAGTCCATTTAATATACCTGTAACTTTAGAAGACCAATTGGATGCTTTGACAGCCCAAGAAGCTGCAGAAGAATTAAAGGCTAAAATTGATGGTGTTTTTGAAGATTCAGCTAAGTATGTACTGGATAATGGAGAAAAATATGCGGATGATGCTATAGAGTTTGCAGCTACGTTTGATGACTTGGGAAACCCATTAATAGCTAAAAAAGGGGTGGCACATGGTGTCTCATTTACAGAAGATGAAATGGATGCATTGAAAGCGGCTAAGAATCCTACACTGGTGCATAATCATCCCAGTAATTACTCTTTATCTAAAGAAGATTTAGGTTTTGCAGAGTTAATAGATGGTACTGTGGTAGCCGTTACAAAAAATGGAAGAAAGTATACCGTTGTAGTACATGAGTGGGACATGGCAAATAGTGAGTATAAAACTATAAGTGATGCCGTTATGGTACATATAGACAAGGGATTGTATTCGGGCAAATTGAATATTGACACAGCTAATGAATTACATGCACACCTTGTAAATTCAGTTTTAGATGAATCGGGGTATATAACCTACAATGCAACTGGATTGCCGGGAGCTTATAAATCATATACAGATACAGTTGTTACTGCAGTAATTTCAGACCTATATTAAAGAGGTGTATACATGAGCCATACATTATTAGATTCACCAGTAACACCCTATTCAGCAGTTGTAGATGTTGAAAATTGGATTGAATATTTAAAAACTTTAGAAACGGATGCAGGGGTTCAGTTGTCTATCCAAGAAGCTTATATACTTTTAAATATTGCCAGAAATAGAGAAGATTCCTAATTAACTTTATTTTTTGCCTTGTATATTAAAATCTGAAGATGTAATATTATGTCATGCTAAAAATAAAAAAGGTCGAAGATGATAAGCAGTTAGTGTTTGGTGAGGTGTACGCACCCACTACACTACCCGATTCGGATGGTGATGTTATGACTGCAGAAACCATAGAAGAAATGGCCTACAGATTTATGAAGAATTTTTCACAGAAATCTATAGATGTGGAACATGATTCTAATATAGTTGAGGCCGTGGTAGTTGAATCTTTTATTGCCAGAGAAAACGACCCTTTGTTTATTGAAGGGTCATGGGTTGTTGGTGTTTTTATAGAGGATTCCGATATATGGGAGTTGGTAAAAACTGGTGAAATAAACGGTTTTTCTTTAGAAGGAATTGGCAAAGGTACGATGACTGAAATTGAAGTCGAAATACCAGAACAGCTTGAAGGGATGACCTCCGAAGATGACGGGCATGAACACAAGTTCATAGTTAAGTTTGATGAAGATGGTCAATTTTTAGGGGGCGTTACCGATGTAGTAAATGGTCATAGGCATTCAATAATGAAAGGCACTATAACCGAGCAGTCGGATAACCATAATCATAAGTTTTCTTACTTAGAGATTTTTGAAAATGGCTAAGGCAAAAGTAAAAGTTAGGGTGCTGGAAGACGTGACAGCTACTGGTATTTCTTTGGTGAAAAGAGGGGCTAATCGTGTTCCATTTAGAATTGTAAAAAATGAAAAAACAGAGGATAGAACTATGGGCTTAGATATAGGTAATTTGTTTCTTAAAAAAAGAGACAACACACCCGTTATTGTAGGGGTTGCACTGGCAAAAGGGGAATATCCTGAAAGCCTGTTAGCTAGTCTTAAAGATTGCGGTATTGATGGTACTTTCGATCAATCACAGGATGGTACGACTTTAGTAAAGTCTGATGCTTATGTGGAAGATCAAAATGTTACAGGCATTAAATTAAGCAACGGGGTTGTAGCACTGGTTACAAATCTGGAAAAAGGTTTAGATCGCAGCATGCAGACATCTTTTGCAAATAGTGTGGTGGTCAATTCAGTTATGCCAAGTATTCGGGTGGCCACTGAAACATTTTCTGAAATGATTTGGGATATGACTTATGAATCAATGTCGAAAGCTGAAACCACTGAAGCAGTTGGTAACATGCTGGATGATTTTAAAACGTATGTTATGGGTACTTTAAATGCCGTTCCAGAATCCTTGTACAAAATGGAAAAGCTGGATATTGTACCAGTTACAAAATCTGAAGATGATACTTCAGAATCAGGTACAGAAGATTCAAGTGCTGAAGCAGACGCTAGTGCAGATGCTAGTGCTGACGCTGATGCAGCTACAGGTGACACTGAAGATAGTGCTGATTCTGGTGCTGATTCTGCTGATGCTACCGATGCTGGGGATGCTGCTGGTGATGGTGATACTGATACTGCTGCTGATGCTGATACTGGTGATACTGAAGTTAAAAAAGCGGAAGATACTGCAGCAATCACGGCCTTAACAAGTCAGGTAGAATTACTGGTTAAGGGTGTTGGTAAACTGTCAGAATTACCTGAAGTTGTGGCCGCTTTAGAAAAACGTATCAAAAAAACTGAAGATGTTACAGATAAAGTAGCATTGTCAGTGCATGGTACTACTATATCCACCACAGATGAAGATAGTAACCAAGCCTCTGAAGTTGTAAAATCAGAGACTACACCTATGTTTGAAAAGGCGTTGGCTTTTGAAGGCTTTGAGCAGGCTTAATGTAGCCTGATTTATTTTTAAGAAAAAAGAGGATTTACCAAAATGGCTACAAATAATGAAATAATCAGAAAAGCGGATATGACCCTTGGAGACTTGGCTTCAGGAGGTTTACTGAATGACGAGCAATCATCTTCATTTATTCGTAAACTAATTGACGCGCCTACTATCCTAAAAGGCTCTCGTAGTGTTGTCATGTCAGCTCCACAACGTCAAATCAATAAAATTGGTTTTGGCTCTCGTATTTTACGCCCTGCAGTATCGGGTGTAGGATTGGTTGAAGGTGATCGTAGTAAGCCCACCACTGAGCAGGTGTTGTTGTCTACTAACGAAGTTATCGCTGAAGTTCGCCTACCTTATGATGTTATCGAAGATAATATTGAGCGAGGTAGTATGAATGCGGCTGGTGCGAGTTCTTCACACAATCCAGTAACCGGCACATTTAAAGACACTATTGTTTCTTTGATGGCTGACCGTGCAGCACTTGATTTAGAAGAGCTGGCATTACTTGGTGATACAGGCTCAGGTGACCCATACTTAGCATTGGTTGATGGCTTCTTAAAGCAATCTACAACAAATATCGTAGATGGCGGGGCGGCTACTATCGCACGTACACTAATGAAGAATGGTATGAAAGCGATGCCAGACAAGTATCTTCGTAACCGTGTTGCTTTACGCCACTATTTCAGCCATGATAATGAGACTGAGTATCGTGAAGTTAATGCTGCCCGTGAAACTACTGGTGGTGATGCTGCAATCAATTCAAATGCACCAACATTCGCATACGGTGTTCCAGTTGAACCTGTTGCACTTATGCCGGGAGTTAATGGTTTATTCACGCATCCAAAAAATATGATTTTTGGTATTCAACGTCAAATCTCTATTGAGGTTGATAAGGACATTTCTGAGCGTGTATTTATTATCGTATTAACTGCAAGAATCGACTTCAAATTTGAAGAAGAAGAAAGCGTAGTAAAATACATTAATATCGGCTAAGATAGTTTGACCGCTATCGCAAAATAAAAGAGGGTGGTTGTCTTAAAAACACCACCCTTTTTTTTTATCAAAATAATTGTTAGGGGACTACGAAAATGAGTTTAGAAAATATTGATAGAGAAACCGTAAAAGGTGCAGCACTGAATGAATTGCAAGGTATTAATGTTGCAGTTTTGGCTGGTGGTGCTGCCTATGCAAAATTGGATTTAGCAGCTATTCGCACTGAAGACACTATTGTATCTGCGGTGATACATCAGGCCACAGGTTTACCAGTTGACGACACGGCAAATGTGTCTATTCTTGCACTATACGCAGTAGGTACATTGACAGGAACATCGGTAGTTGCCGATAATACAGTAACTGTAAATAGTAATGTGTATACCTTTAAAGTAGCACCTGTTAGTTTAGGTGATGTGGCTTTAGGTGCTGATGATGACGAAGCAATGCTTAACCTTGCAGCAGCTATTAATTCAGTAGAGTCTGCCTATGTGAATGGTTTAGGTGAAAATGCTGATGTGGTTGCGGTGGCAGTTACAAATGCGGTAACAGTAATAGCAACAACTGAAGGTACTGCAGGTAATGCGATTGATACAGTATCAGGTCAAGGTACGATTGTGGCCAGTGGTGCAACCTTAACAGGCGGTACAGATACAGGTGGTGTTTCTACACCTACAGACACTGCCGGAAAATCAGTAGTATTAACATGGTTTAACAAGCAATAAATCGGGTTAATATCTTTTTAATTTAACAGAGGTTTAATATGCTATTAAAATTAATTGGGGCTAAGAATTTATTAGCGGCCAGTGGGGTCAAGTATATATCACATGATACTAAAGGTGATATTATGGAATATGATGTTGATACTGGTGTCGGTAAAGAATTATTGACATTAGTAAACGATAAAAATATTCCTTACTTCTCTACACTTGGGGATTCTGGTGCTGTTGATTCTGATGAAGTTGATTCTGATGAAACTGAAGTGGAATCTGAGGATGGCGATACTGTGGAAACACCAGTAGAAACACCAGTAGAAACCAAGAAAAAAACCACTATAAAAGTGGGTGGCAAGAAAACAGAAAAATCAGTTTCTGTTTAAATGATATAGGGTAGAGTCCGTGGCTAAAATTATCAGTGTAAAAGAGTTTATAAGTCTTCTAGGCTACCCAGATACGGAGCAAGTTACCGAGTGTGCTGGTAAGGCTTTAGAGGCTACTACCCTATATATTGAGGCTATACTACGCACCTCATTATCTTTAAAAACGGATAATGAGGATATGTACCCACTCCAAGAATATCTGCGAGTGCTGGACAAAAGTAGTAGAGCTTCTTTACATCTTAAAAACGGTTTTGTTGACACTACTACAGTGGTGGTGTCTACCGCAGTTGATCTATTTTCGTGGGATTCTGAAAACATACTTTCAGCTATTGCAATTCTGGCCAGACATGAAACAGGGCTAGTATATTTAAAGCGTTCTGAATGCAATATTTACAACTATTGTTCTTATGTTAAGGTCAAGTACACTTCTGGTTTTGAAGAAGATATATCTGGTGTGCTAAAAAATACACCAGAATGGCTTAAAGAAGCGGCCATATTTATCGCTAGGGAGCTGTACAGGTCAGATGATGCAGAGTTGGACATGGATGGAGATTTAGGGGCTATGAGGCTCTTAGAAGGCCATATTCGAGACTACCCGTTGGTTGTTAAACCTATATCATGAGTACAGCCAAGGTTGATGTTCAGGTTAAGGGTTTAGAAGAGGTAAGTAGTTTATTAAAGGCCTTAAAATTATTAGCCACAGACACCACTGAAGTTTTAGATGACATGGCATTAATCACCATGAATAAAGTCCGTGAAAGATTCTTAGCTACAAAGGCACCTGATGGTAGTAAATGGCCAGTTTCTGCAGGGGCTATTTTACGTGCGAGTGCTGAAGGACAGACTGTGGGAGGTAAAACCTATAAAGACGGGGCTACCTTGTTTATGTCTGGCAAGTTGTTTCACAGTATGCAAGTACGTAAACCCAGTGAACAATCACGGGCAATTTACACGAATATGCATTATGCTTCTTATCATAATGAGGGTACTAAAAAAATGCCACAAAGAACATTTTTAGGTATAGCTCAGCAAGATGTGGACACGTTCTTACTTCTTATAAATAATAAAATTAAGGATATTTCATAATGCTATTTGATGGTGAAGATATTGTAGAAGCTCATGTTTTGGATTTAAAAACCAGAATAGAAACCATAGGCGAAGCCACTGGAAAAACGGTGTATGCCTATGACCAAGAAGAGTTTTTAGACAAAGCTAAAATATTACAATTTCCAGCGGTGGGTATATTTTACGCTGGATTAAATATCATAGGTGATAAGCGTTCAGAATCAGGTGAGCTATTGTTTGATTTGGTTATAGCAGACGATACTATATCTGGATGTGGTAAGGGGTCAGATACCACTGGTGCAACCACTTTATTAAGCCTTATTCGACAGGTGCTGAACGAGGTAGTTATCAGCACTGAAAAACATTGGTCTTTTAAATCTGAAGCATCTTTTGATTTAGGTGAAAAAACCAAAATAGGGTATTTACAAAGATGGTCTGCGGTCGTTACAAAAATGTAATTGACTAAAAAAATCTGAAGACCTACTATAACCATTACTGAGTGAACTCAAGTTCATTTTTTTTTAAGCAATTAGGAGTTAAATCATGCCTTCAGCAGAGAACGCAAAATTAGAGTATGAAGCTGGACAATCAGCTTATGCAATGGCAGCTTTGGCAGATAGTGGTGATGCTACTATTTTTACATCATTGGCTGCATTATTTTCAGGTAGATCAGGGTATGCACCTAATGTACTACCCAATGGGTTATTAACTGGTGGTGTAGCTACCACACCAGTATCAGGTTCGGATGATGTTATTGATGTGGCGGCCTTATCTTGCAATTTGAATGGGGTTGTTACGCCTGTGTCTGGAAGTGCGGATTTGTCTGTGGTTAGGCAGGTTACAGATTTTTCAACAGTTCATTCAATTACAATAAATGCTGCAGGTGCCTTTGCAGTTGTACAAGGAACAATAGGTACAGATGCTACATTCGATGAAGTTCGAGGTGCTGCAGGCGGCCCACCAGAAATACCTGTAGATAGTATTGAGATTGCACAGGTTAGGTTAGCTACAAGTACTGTTGGTGTTATTTCATCAAATGAGATTTTTCAAGTAGTTGGGTCACATTTAGAAAAAGCTGATTTCCCAGTGTATTCCATTAACCACACAGATGCGCAGGTTGAATTTAATTCTGCATTACCATTGATTCATACAGGGGCGACACCTAAGGCGGTGCATGCTTCCTATTCAGATCCTATATTTGCAGATGTGTCTCTAGCTTCTGATTTTGTACCGGTTGAAACCAGTCATTCAGTTACATCCACACCTATTTACGGAGGTACCTTGGGATCATCTTCTGCATCATTAGGTCAAGGTGCCTTCACAGCCTATCTTATGAATGGGGTTACTGATGCATTGGTAAGTTTAAAAAATGAAACGTTATGGTTTAGATTTTACCCAGATAAGTTTAAATCAGAAAACCTGATACAGCAGGGTAAGCTAGGTATTTCCAGAACATTCCCAGCGGGTGATAGTTTGCAAGCAGATTGCACTATTTCAGCATCTTCAGAATCTGCAGAAAGGACTAGTTAAGTATGTTTAATGAAACGGCTTTTTTAAAGGCTAAATATGCGGCTAATATGGAGGACGTACCTGTAGAGGTGCTTAAAGATTGGTTTGATGAGGGTGAAGAACCAATTTGGACAGTAAGAAGCTTAACTGCGGCAGAAATGGCTATATGTAATGAGGCTGTGGAATCTTCAAAGATAAAGGGGGATGTTGCAGAGGCAATATCCGATTCTAAAATCCAAGTAGAGGCTATTAGAGGCGCGTTAGGGCTTAATTCAGGTGAGACACCAGCAGAGACTGTAAAAAGGTTGCAGCAGCTTGTATTGGGGTCGGTGGTACCTACCATAACCCTTAATGTGGCTGTCATTTTAGCAGAAAGACACCCTGTAGAATTTTATATTTTGACTAACAAGATAACTATTCTAACGGGTCAGGGTATGAATCTGGAAAAGTAAAAGCCCTTTGGAAGAATACAACCATCAGGGATACATTAGCATTGTTAGATATGAGGGGCGGCTTCTTAAAAGATGTACGCCCTGATTTATTTCCAGAGGGCTTTTTAACAGACACCGAAGTAATGCTGTGGGGTTTGTACTATAAGGATAAGCAAGCGAGACTAAAATAATGGCAGACGTACAAAGAACCGTAGAAATTGTATTTGGGGTTGTAGATGAGGCTAGTGCTGCATTTGAAAGTATAGGCAGTGGTATAGATAG